TATTGGATTGCTTTAGAGCCTGATAGTGAATTTTAATGAAGTTCACTAAAACAGAATGGCACTCCGTTGCTTCGGAATTTAATTATGATATAGATGACGAAGCAATTGCTGAGGAGTTTGGATCTGTTCAACGATTTAAAGAAATCATAACACACCAAGACCAACAGATGTTCGGTGGTATGGAGCCAGAAGGCGAAGCACCTACAGATGAAGAACAAGATAAGTTTTGGGACTTTGTTTCTGAAAGTGATTATGATAGAGAAGATGATTGGTGGACAGATAGAAAAGGTGGCTATGATGTCACTTTTAAGTATGAAAAAAATGATGATTAAATTGAGGTTTATATTATGTCAGACTATTTGTGGGTTGAAAAATACCGACCAAAGACGATTGAAGATTGTATCTTATCCGAAGACGTAAAAGATACATTTAAAAAGTTCCTAGAACAAAAAGAAATACCAAATCTATTATTATCTGGTTCACAAGGTACAGGTAAAACTACTGTTGCTCGTGCTTTGTGTGAACAACTACAATGTGATTATATTGTAATTAACGGTTCAGATGAAGGTAGACAAATTGATACACTAAGAAATCAAATTAAAAATTTTGCTAGTACCGTATCAATAACACAAGACGCAAATCATAAAGTGGTAATTATTGACGAGGCAGACTATATGAATGCTGAGTCTGTTCAACCTGCGTTAAGAAACTTTATTGAGGCTTTCTATAAAAATTGTAGATTTATTTTTACTTGTAACTATAAGAATAAAATTATTCCAGCACTTCATAGTCGTTGTACTGTAATTGATTTTAAAATTACAGATAGTGAAAATGAAAATAATGTAACAAATGTAACTAAAGCTAAGTTTATGAAAAGACTTCAAAAGATATTGACAGATGAAAATATTGAATATGATAAGAAAGTATTAGCAGAGTTAATTCAAAAACACTATCCAGACTTTAGACGTACCATTAATGAGTTACAAAGATATTCAGTACGTGGTAAAATAGATACTGGTATTCTATTCAATTTATCTGAAGTCAATCATAAAGAATTGATGAAGTCATTAAAAGAGAAGAAGTTTAATGATATGAGAAAATGGGTTGTTCAAAACTTAGATAAAGAGCCATCTCATTTATTCAGATCGTTGTATGATATTCTTTACGACCACCTTGACGCTAAAGCCATACCTCAAGCCATATTAATTATCGCTGGTTATCAATATAAAGCTGCTTTTGTGGCTGACCAAGAGATAAATATGGTTGCCTGCCTGACAGAAATAATGGCGAGTTGTAAATTCAAATAAAATTTAGTAAGAGGAGATAATGGCTAGAAGAACGTTATTTAGAAAATTAATTGTAAAATTGAGAATGTTCTATGCTGACATAAGAGGTCATCACGGTAAACGTTGGAATTACGAACCTGGTGATTGGTATATGGGCAGACATAGAAATAAAAAATAATGGCATACGAATTAAAAGATTATCTTAACTCCATCAACTTTTCAAAAGATAAGTTTATGGATCCAGACAAACACGGTAATATAGACTTTGTGTGGGAAAAGAAATATCCTGCTTACGTTGTTAATCGTTGTTTGTCAATGTTTTGGGATACCTTAGCGGCTGCCAATGAAATGAATGGTTATCACTTCTTAGACAAGAAGGTACAATTTGACTTTTTTATAAATAGTATCAGAAAACAAAAGAGATTTGGCGGAAAATGGTTATCACAAGCCAAACTTAAAGATATGGAGTATGTGAAAGAATATTATGACTATAGTAATGAAAAAGCCAAGGACGCACTTAACATACTTACGGAAGAACAAATTGAACATATAAAACAAGCCTTGAATAAAGGTGGGAGAACAAAAAGATGAGTGAAGAAATACAATGGTCGCCTGATAGTATGTTAGAGGTCACAATCAAACAACCAGACGATTTTTTAAAAGTAAGAGAAACTTTAACACGAATAGGTGTTGCTAGTAGAAAAGATAAAACATTATATCAATCTTGTCATATATTACATAAACAAGGTAAATACTACATAGTACACTTTAAAGAATTATTTGCTTTAGATGGTAAGAAAGCCACTTTAGTTGAGAACGATATACAAAGAAGAAACACAATCGCTATCTTATTACAAGATTGGAATTTAATTGACATAGTTGACAAAACTGCTTCAGAAAACAAAGCACCTTTGAGTCAGATTAAAGTTTTACCTTTTAAAGAAAAGAAGGAATGGATTTTATCTGCTAAATATAATATAGGCAAAAAAGCAGAATCAACCGAAGAAAAATCAGATGGCGATGGAAGTACCGAAGTTTAAAGAATTTATTACCGAAGCTAAAGGTGATGATAAGTTAAGATTACTTATTATTACAGACGAGCCAGAAGAAGCAAAAACTTTTCACACTGCTGATAGATTAAGAGAAGAATGTGATAAGTTAAAATTTCCACATTATCTTTTTAAACTTACCGGTGGCTATACAACTTACGAAAACGGTATACGCAAATTTCATAATAAAGATGATAAAAAAGGTTTTGAAATAGATACAAATACTGTTGCTATTATAAGAGGTTCAATAACACGTAGAGATAGTTGGATGGATTTTGTTTCTATCTTAGAACGTGCTATGGTTACTGTAGTAAATGGTAGAACAACTATTAATGTTTGTGCCGACAAATATAGAACTTCATTAAGATTAGCTGATTACGGTTTAACACAACCTAAATCTGTGTTACTTAACGATCCAGAAAACTCAGTAGAGATTGTAAATAATTCTGATATTAAATATCCTTGTATAATGAAAACATTACGAGGTAGTAAAGGTGTTGGTGTATTATTTGTAGATACAGAAAAAGGTTTAGACAGTATTGTACAACTAATTCATAAACAAGATGAAGATACAGATTTATTAGTACAAGAATATATTAAAACAGACTATGATGTAAGAGTACATATTTTAGGTGGTAAGTTTTTAGGTGCTATGAAACGACCAGTAATCGAAGGTGACTTTAGATCAAACGTATCACAAGGTTCTAAACCAGTAAAAATAGATTTAACAGAATTAGAAATAGAAGAAAGTTTAAAAGCAGCCAAAGCTGTTGGTGGATTATGGACTGCCGTAGATTTTATACCAAGTAAAAATAGAGAAAAAGAACCACCATTTATGTTAGAAGTAAATTCATCTCCAGGTACCGAAGGTATGGAAGATGCTACAGGTAAAAATATTGCTAAAGACGTGATTACTTATCTTGCTAAAAAAGAAAATAGATATACAATACCGACAGAATGTGGATATAAAGAAGTAGTTACAGTAAAACCATTTGGTGAAATTGTTGCTAAATTTGATACAGGTAACTCTGGTATGCCAGTTATTCATGCTGATAAGTTTAAAGTAAATGGTAAAAAAATTACTTGGACACTTTTAGGTAAAACTATTACAAGTGATATTATTCGTAAAGAAGAAATATCTGTTGGTGGATTAAGAGATTATGATGAAGACCGTTATGTAGTAAAACTAGACGTTGAGTTTGCTGGTGGTTTGTATAAAGATGTAGAATTTACACTTGACGATAGAGATGAAAGAACTTTAATACTATTTGATAGAGAATTTATGAATAGATTGAACGTGATGGTCAATCCACAAAGAAAATATGTCATCACAACTAAATACAGCATTGACTAATCACAATTTTTGTGATATATTATAAACAACTAAGGAGATATTATGTCAGATGTGAAAATACTAAGACTAACTACTGGTGAAGATGTAATCGCTAAGATAGTTACAGAAACGCCAGATAACATCACACTATCAAAAGCATTTGTTATCATACCAAGACAATCAGCACCAGGTCAACCAGTACAATTAATGATGAGTTTGTATATGCCTTATACTGAAAACGATACATTTTTAATTAAGGCAGCCAATATAGTTACAATGGTTGAACCTAAAAAAGAAATACTTGCTTCGTATCAACAAAATACAAGTAGAATTTTAACACCAAATAAAGAACTAATTACAGAAACTAAAATTCCAAAACTGTAATGATAACAGTTTACTTTGTTAGAAAAAATGATAGAATAAAAGTACAAGTGCCAGAAGGTACTACTTTAATGGAGGCAGCTAAATTTTATACTAATGCTTCAATTGAAGAAATACCTGCTACTTGTGGAGGTTCTTGTGCTTGTGCTACTTGTCATATACATTTGTCAGATGAGTGGGTAGGTACTATGGGATTTATAGAAGAAAAAAGTCCTGAACTTGAATTATTAGAATATGAAAAAAACTATATTGAAGGTATAAGTAGATTGGCTTGTCAAATTACTTTATCAAAACAACATAATGGAATGATTGTGAAACTATTAGATAATGAACTTTTATAAAAATGTTATAGAACATAGAGGTAAACTTTTAGTACGTGGTGTACTTGATGGTGAAGAATACCGAGAGAAAATAAATTATAGTCCAACCCTTTACGCTATTACACAAGAAAAAACAGACTATACAAATCTACACGGTCAATATTTAAAACCAATACAGTTTGATTCTATTTCTAAAGCCAGAGATTTCAAAAGAAATTATAATACAGATAATGCTCCTATCTATGGTATGGATCGTTATCATTATCAATATATTTCGGACGAGTTTCCTGAAGAAGTACAATTTTCAAAAGATGCTATTAAAATATTTACACTTGATATTGAGTGTACAGCAGAAAATGGTTTTCCAGATGTAGATAATCCTGTTGAAGAACTACTTTGTATCACAGTTAAAAATCAATCTAACAAACAGATTATTACATGGGGTACAGGTGACTTTACAACTGAAAGAACAGATGTAACTTATATTAGATGTAAGTCAGAAAAACATTTAATTATGGAGTTTATGAAGTTTTGGATGAAGAACTATCCAGATGTAATTACAGGTTGGAATACAAAATTTTTTGACTTGCCGTATTTAATCAATCGTGTTATTCGTTTAACAGATGAGAAAGTTGTAAAAAGATTTTCGCCTTGGAACTTAGTAGAACAAGAACAACTACACGTAAAAGGTAGACAACAAACAGTATTTTCTTTATATGGTATTGTGATGTTAGATTACCTAGACTTGTATCGTAAATTTATTCCTGTACGACAAGAAAGTTATAGACTAGATTATATTGGTAAAGTAGAACTGAATGAAGGTAAAGATGAAATGCCTTATGAAACATTTAGAGAATGGTATACTAAAGACTTTCAATCATTTGTTGATTACAATATCCAAGACGTTGAGATTGTTGATAAGTTAGAAGATAAACTAAAACTAATTGAATTGATTTTAACGATGGCATACGAAGCCAAAATTAATTATGATGATGTCTTTTCACAAGTTAGATTTTGGGATACATTAATTTATAATTGGTTGAGAAAAGATAATATTGTTATACCACCAAAAGAGGAAAATGTCAAAGAAGAAAAGTATGATGGTGCTTATGTAAAAGATCCTATTATTGGTTTACATAAATGGATTGTATCATTTGATATTAACTCTCTATATCCACATTTAATTATTCAGTATAATATTTCACCAGAAAAGATTATTGGTGTTAAATCAAATGGTATATCTGTAAACAATTTATTATATGGTCAAGCTAAATTAGGTCATTTAAAAACTGAGGGTGCCACTGTTACGCCAAACGGTGCTATGTTTAAAACTGATAGTGCTGGTTTTCTACCTAAACTATTAGGCAAAATGTATAATGATAGAGTTGTTTATAAAAATAAAATGATGGCAGCCAAAAGAGAATATCAACAAACAAAAGATCCCAAACTTGCTAAAGAAATATCACGTTGTCATAATATTCAATATTCTAAAAAGATTGCCTTAAACAGTGCTTATGGTGCTATCGGTAATCAATACTTTAGATATTATGACGTAAGACAAGCCAGTGCCATTACAACAGCAGGTCAGTTTGTAATTCAGTTTATACAAAATAAAGTCAACGAATACTTAAACAATGTATTAAAAACAGAAAATAAAATAGATTATGTCGTGGCGTCTGATACAGATTCAATCTACGTAACATTAGATAAACTTGTAGAAAAAACTTGTCAAGGCAAATCAAAAGATCAGATATTAAACTTTATTGATAAAGTTGCTGAACAAAAGTTAGAACCATTTATTGAAGAATGTTTTAAAGAACTTGCTGAATATACAAACGCATTTAAAAATGCTATGGTAATGAAACGAGAAGTAATTGCTGAAAAAGGCATTTGGACTGCCAAGAAAAGATATATGTTAAATGTATTAGATGAGGAAGGCATTAGATTAAAAGAACCTAAGTTAAAGATAATGGGTATTGAAGCCGTTAGATCATCTACACCTGAAGTTTGTAGAAAAAGAATTAAAGAAGCAATTAATTTAATTATGTCTAAAGAAGAAAAAGATTTACAAAAGTTTGTTGCTGATTTTAAAACAGAATTTTTTAGTATGAAAGCTGAACAAATATCTTTTCCAAGAAGTTGTAATAATCTGAAAAAGTATTATCACGCAAGTAATATCTTTATTAAAGGCACACCAATTCACGTTAAAGGTGCCTTAATATACAATTATCAAATAAAAGAACATAAACTTACAAACAAATATCCTCTAATACAAGAAGGTGATAAAATTAAATTTATAAAACTGTTAGAAGCTAATCCATTTAAGTTTGATGTGATTAGTTACAATACAAAACTACCAAAAGAATTTAAACTAGAAAAGTATATTGATTATGAAGTACAATTTGAAAAGACATTTTTAGATCCATTGAACTTTATATT